TTAGAAGACGGTAGAACTATTCGCTGGGATGGTAAACTATACATTTGTGGTGTTCGTAGAGATACAACTACAAATGGTCAAGGTAGAATGGAACTTTCTGAACTGACTGAAGATGGTGTTGAGATTTCTAGATTTAGAATTCCTGCTCCAGGAGATGACAACAGTTACTGTGAAAAGAACTGGATGCCTGTTGTTGATATGCCATATAATTTTGTCAAATGGTCTAATAATAATGAAGTTTTTAAATTCGATCCAGTAAATAGAACATGCGAACAGGTTTATGTTGGACCATCATACCAAAGACCTCACGACTATAGAGGCGGCTCACATGTTATTCCTATTGGCGAATATCGTGTTTGCTTAACACATACAACTCATTTGTATAAAAGCGAACAAGGAAAAAAGAATGCAATCTATCGTCATTGTTTCATTGTTTGGGATAAAGATTGGAATATTATAAAATATGGTGATCCGTTTTCGTTCATGGATTCTAAGATAGAATTCTGCGCAGGAATGACAGAATATAATGGTGACATATTAATCACATTCGGTGTTCAAGATAACGCCGCTTATGTTCTAAAAGCGCCAATGAAATTTATTGTGGACTATATCAATGGATAAACTAATATCACTGATCAAGGATTATGTAACCAATCCTGAAGACCCAGAGAAGAATTTTAAATTAGCCTGTGAATATGATTCTATCGGGCAGACTGCATCAGCATATACGTTTTATATGCGAGCATCTGAAAGATATGAAGAAGTCTTAATGCAATATGTTTGCCTATTAAGATGTGCCTCTTGTTTTGAAAAGCAGAGCAATAGATCCCATACAGTAAGCATTCTATTAAAACACGCAATCTGTTTACTTCCTAAAAGACCAGAAGCATATTTTATGCTCAGCAGAATGTATGAGATAAAAAACGAGCATGTCGACTCTTATGTTTATGCTCAGATTGCTCTTGGAGTATTAGAAGACTCTGAGCCTTTACCTTATCCTGTAGATTATCCAGGTCAATATGGTCTTATATTTGAGAAAGCCGTTTCCTCATGGTATTGGGGAAAAGGTATGGAAGCCAGAAAATTATTCTTACAATTGAAAAGCAATTACAAAGACGTTATGGACGAGATGCACAAAAACATCGTTCAAAACAATCTTATGAATTTGGGTTCTGGACCAGAAGATGTCTCTAAAAGACCATATGTTAATTCTCAACATTCTAAATTAAGAAACAAATTTGACAAATCAGATGAAATAGAATATAATTATTCTCAAGTATTTCAAGATATGTTTGTATTACAGTGTTTGAATGGTAAAACAAATGGAACTTATCTTGAAGTTGGAAGTGCAAAACCATTTTATGGTAACAATACCGCTTTATTAGAAAAACTTGGATGGAATGGTATTGGGCTTGAAATTAGAGAAGATTTTGTAGACCAGTACAATACGGAGAGAAGAAACAAAGTATTAAAACAAGACGCAACAACTGCAGACTATAATAAGATTCTTAAAGATATAGCTGTTAATGGTGTTGTGGATTATTTGCAATTAGATATAGAACCACCCAATGTCACTTTTGAGGCATTGTTGGCGATTCCATTCGACAACTATAAGTTCGCTGTCATCACCTATGAACATGATTACTATATAGACATGACGGGAACGTATCGTGATAAATCTAGAAAATATCTAAGATCGTTAGGATACGAATTGGTTGTTGGAAACGTTTCGCCTACAGAAGCAGCTCCATTTGAAGATTGGTGGGTTCATCCAGACCTAGTGAATAGAGAAACCATTGATCGTTTAAAATGCTCTGATCGAGACGTCATTCCAATAGAGGATTATATGTTTATAAAGGAATGATGATGACTGACGATCCATATGTACAAATATCTTGCCCTAATTGTGAATCGCAATATGCAGTAGAATTTTTAATTGGTAATGTTGAAGGTGATCCTGATTACTGCCCATTCTGTGGGGATGAAATCCCTGAACAGGATGATGATTATGAAGAAGATGAAGAAGAACTTGAAGAATCATGGTAATCGGAATAGATTATTCATTGACTTCTCCTGCCATGTGCGTGATGGTAGAGCCAAATATCAATAAATGTGTTTTCTATTATTTGACTTCTAGTAGTAAATTAGTTGGAACATTCAAAAACGCAATCGGAACACTTCACAAAGAATACTATTCAGAACAAGAGCGATACGATAATATCGCTGAATATTTCTTGAATAAGATTCCTCTTGATAAAGGTGTTCCAAATATCTTTATTGAAGATTACTCATTCGGTTCTACAGGTAAAGTGTTCCATATCGCAGAAAACGCTGGCTTACTGAAATATAAGTTTTGGGAAGTTGGTTATAAGTTTGATACAGTTGCTCCGACCACAGTAAAGAAATTTGCTACAGGTAAGGGTAATGCTGATAAAGCCAAGATGTATGAGCAATTTTGTAATGAGACTGGAGAAAATTATAGTATGTTATTGAATAAGAATTTGACTCTTGGGAGTCCAGTGACTGACATTGTAGATAGTTTTTATATTGCCAAGTTTGGTTACGATAAAATCAATCAAAAAGGAGTCGTTCATGGGCAGTAAATTAAACCACATTAGAGAGCTTCAAATAAAAGAAGATGATGTTGATGGTATTTCATTTAGTATCGATGAAGACAAAACCAACGAAGATCAAATCGCTTGGGACTTTAATATTATGAAACTGAGTGACGACTTATCCAGAGATTTTCATAAACATGAACTTGGATATATGTACCAAATTGTACTATATAAAAATGATGAAGCCGAAGTATTTGAAGCAATTATTGGTGATATAAAACATTATGTGAAGGGTCTTGTTCGCGTCAATCAAGAAGGGTTGATCGTCAAGAAGTGTAAGAAATCTGAAGAAATTATGGATAAGATATTCAAGGGTAAGTTTGCCGAAGCTCTAAAAGAAGGCAAAATGAAAACATTGAGAACTGCAGAGGCTTTATGATACATCACTATTTGGTGGCTGGCGGTGCTGGCTTTTTGGGATCTCATTTAACTAAACGATTATTGGATGAAGGTAATGATGTTACAGTGGTTGACAACCTGTGTACAGGTAATATTAGAAACATTGAATCGCTTTTTAGAAACAGCAATTTCAGTTATGTCAATCGTGATATTAACGACACTGGCATTGTTCGTTTATTCCGCGACCATCATTTCGATGGGATTTTTAATCTTGCTTGTCCAGCTAGCCCAATCCACTATCAAAACATTCCAATCCAAACCACCCTCACCTGTGTAGTGGGAACAAACAACTTATTACAATTGGCATTGAGTCATGGCAGTAAAATTCTCCAAGCGTCTACTTCCGAAGTATATGGTGATCCCGAGATTAGCCCACAACATGAGCACTATGTGGGACACGTTAACAGTTATGGTCCGAGGGCTTGTTACGATGAGGGTAAACGTGCCGCTGAAGCTCTTTTCTACGATTATAAACGCATTCACAATGTCGATACTCGTATTATCCGCATATTTAATACTTACGGTCCTAATATGTCTGTTGACGATGGTCGTGTCGTAAGCAACTTTATCGTACAAGCACTGAGAGGTCAAGACATCACAATCTATGGTGATGGTTCTCAAACAAGAAGCTTCTGTTATGTAGACGATAACATCGAAGGCATGTTAACTGTTTTCAATTCTGATATTACAACTCCCGTAAACATTGGTAATCCTCAAGAATTTACAATGTTAGAGTTGGCTCAAAAGATTATTAGAATTACACATTCAAAATCTAATATTTCATTTCAACCACTGCCTCAAGATGATCCAAAACAGCGCAGACCTGATATTGGACTCGCTATGTCATTGAATTGGCAGCCCAAAAAATTAATTGACAATGGGCTATATGATACGGTACAATATTTCCGTGAAGTGTTAAATGACAAAACGAAATATTAAAATAGCATTGGGTTTGATATTACTTCCTGTAATTGTAATTTATTGGAAAGAAATTGTAACTGCATTAATTATGATATTATTTGTAATATCATGTATCGGTATTCTTTATGTTGCAGGTAAAGTTACTGGTGGTGGTCGTGGTAGAATTCGCAATAATGGCGGCTACAAATATAAACCAAAAAAGTCAAAACCGTTTGGTAATCCATACAGTTCGACAAAAATCTTATCAAGAAAAAGAACTGGAATTATAACACAAACTCAGACCTTAAGAAATGGACAAATTAAAAGTTCTATTAGCATAAGTGGTGTGACATCTAGTAGATCTAATAGTAGTGGAAAGTGGAAGACAAGAAAGAGGTAGATTATGAATATTAATGATTATAATGATCTTTATAACTTTTTGAAAAATAATGTTGCTCATATTAAGTTTACAAAAGTAGATGGAACTGAGCGTGTAATGCGATGTACTTTAAAAGATGA